ATTTATATGCTGTATAATAGTAATTCAAAAAATTTACTCTATCGCTCGGACAAAATTTAGAGTATGGAGACTGTAATTCGATAAACAAATTACAAAGCGTTTCTTCTAATTCTGGAGACATAACCGGAGGTTTAATTCCTAATTTATTTTTTATAAATGGGATGTGTTCATAAAATTTATTATAACCCAATTTTTTTAATATTTCTTTAGTTTTATTATTATTAATTTGAGATATATCAATTCTTTCTTTTTTTATTTGTAATTTTATATTTTCAATTATTTCTGGTGATATTTGGGTTGTCTCTTTTCCTTGAAATTGGGCCAGAATTTCTTTAAAATGATTTATTCTTTTATACGCATAAAAACAAACCTCTTTAGGAGGTTCTTTATAAGATGGTTTCTCGTTTTCAATTAAATAAGGAATATTCCTTGAACAACAATTACAAATTAAAACCCCTTCATCTTCCATAGGGATTAATTCGCCTTTATAACAATATTTACATATATCTGTTTGATAAATAAACGAATTAATATCTAAAAAACTATCATCTATATTTCTCAAATATTTATTAACATTATTATTATCATTAAAACTATTTATTTCAGGTTTAGTAGTTTCATCGGTGCTTTTTATTTTAAAAAAATCATCCAAAATTTTATTTTTTGTTGTTATCTTTATATTTTGTTGGATTTCAGAAATATTTTTTTTTTCCTCAAAATAATCAAATATATACTTTGAGTTGTCCAAATAATAATCCTTTTTTTTATTCTTAAGGTCCTTAATTGTTTGGGTAATTTCAAGTATCTTATCTTTAATATCTAAAATTTGTTCTATATTTTCAGTTTTCTTTAAACTATTTAATAAATCCTTTTTTTCACTTTTTAAATTAGGGATTTTATCGTTCTCGTCTTTACAAAATTCAGTCAATATCTCTTTATGCTTTCCATCTAGTGTTATTGAATCCTTATTATTGAACTTTATTTTTTTTGTTGTTTTTGGTTTAAAACTTGGCATTAAATTAATTATATCTTTTTTTTTAAACTTTAATTATGTCAATATATTTTAACAAGTTAAAACATATTTTATGTTTTCTTTATTTTTATAAAATGGAATTAAATGTTAATTTAGAAAATAAGAAACATAATAAATTTGATAAAATCCAAATTCATAAAATGGTTCTCTTGTATAATGCTCTTGATAATGGTTGGTCCGTATACAAAAAAAACGATTCTTATATTTTTTCCAAAAATCATGAAGGAAAAAAAGAAGTATTTGTAGATTCTTATTTAATAGATTTTATTAAATATAATATGAATTTAAAATAAAACATTGACACCCTCATATATCGTGATAATTTATTAACTCCAATAATTATGAGTTTAAACATTCAAACATTTAAATATTTAATTAATTTAATTAAATTAAATATTTAGTTTTTTTTTCTTTAGCAATATTATAAAATGGGTGGTGGATTAATGCAATTAGTCGCTTATGGCGCACAAGACGTATACCTTACTGGAAATCCTCAGATTACTTTTTGGAAAGTAACCTACAGACGATACACCAACTTCGCAATTGAATCCATCGAACAAACATTTAACGGACAAGCCGATTTTGGTCGAAGAGTTCAATGTGTTATCAGTCGAAACGGTGATCTTGCTTACCGCACCTATCTTCAGGTAACCCTTCCAGAAATTAACCAAGATATGGGAAATAATAATTATAGCGCAACCCACAAGGGTGTTTATGCCCGTTGGTTAGACTTTCCAGGAGAACAACTTGTCGCACAGGTTGAGGTTGAAATTGGAGGTCAACGAATTGACCGACAATATGGTGATTGGATGCATATCTGGAATCAACTTACTATGACTGCCGAACAACAAAGAGGATACTTTAAAATGATTGGAAACACCACTCAACTTACATTTATCACCGACCCATCTTTCTCTGCTGTTGATGGTCCTTGTGACTCAAACGCACCTCGTCAAGTATGCGCTCCTCGTAACGCACTTCCAGAAACAACCTTATATGTCCCCCTTCAATTTTGGTTTTGTTCTAACCCTGGTCTTGCATTACCTTTAATTGCTCTTCAATACCACGAAGTTAAAATTAATCTTGATATCCGTCCTATTGATGAATGTTTATGGGCTGTTACCACTCTAAGTTGTAATACTGGTAATGGACACACATCTGCTAATCAATTGGCTAGTGGAACTTCTGTCCCAGCAGCTATCGCATACAATCAATCTCTTATTGCCGCATCTCTTTATGTTGATTATGTATTTTTAGATACCGATGAACGCAGAAGAATGGCACAGAACCCTCATGAATACCTTATTACACAGCTTCAATTCACTGGTGATGAATCCGTTGGTAGTTCATCCAACAAAATTAAACTTAACTTTAATCACCCCGTAAAGGAACTTATTTGGGTAGTTCAGCCAGACCAAAACGTTGATTACTGTTCATCTTTAACATGTGACGCAACTCTTTTTAAAGTTCTTGGTGCTCAGCCATTCAATTATACCGATGCTATTGATGCCCTTCCAAATGCAATTCACGCTTTTGGAGGTCCTCAATCTGTTGCCGCATCAAGCACATCCTTCATCGACCAAAACGGATTATTCCAGGAAGCAGGAGCAATTGATGCCCTTCCAAATTATTCTGGATATTGGAATGGAGTAAACAATCCTTATAGTGAATCAAACATGGATGGAGGTTTTGGAACACAAACTTTCGGTATTGAATCATCTGTTTCTGATGCTGGAACTTTCGTCCTTACTGAAACCTCTCTTGACATGCATTGTTGGGGACAAAACCCAGTTGTTACCGCTAAATTACAACTTAACGGACAGGATCGTTTCTCAGAACGTGAAGGAACATACTTCTCGTTGGTTCAACCTTACCAAGCACATACTCGTAATCCTGATGAAGGTATTAACGTATACTCCTTCGCTGTTCGTCCAGAGGAGCATCAGCCAAGTGGTACTTGCAACTTCTCCAGAATTGATAACGCCACACTTCAATTGGTGCTTTCAAATGCTACTGTAGAAGGAACAAACACTGCAAAGGTAAGAGTTTACGCTACCAACTACAATGTATTAAGAATAATGTCGGGCATACAAATCTCCTGTGCTCAACAGTTGGCTGCCATATTAGATATTTGCTTACTAATATGGATAAACAGTGTAAAGCAAATATGCGATTATCGTTTAATCGCATCATATAACCAGCTAGTCTCTTATTGACTATTAAGTCAAACGGAGGCAACATTTCTAAATTGCAAGAACATCCTTAGAGCCTTTTCTACTACTTTGTTATATGAAAATATTTCAAATACTCGGGGTAATGACCTAGAGCACAGTAATAACGAAAAGGATTGGACAACTCGCAGCCAAGCTTCTAAGTGCGATAACGCAAGCATACGAAGAAGGTTCAGAGACTATAATGGAATGGGTTTAAGAAAGATAGCAACTTTCAATGATAACTTAAGGAATAGTCCAGAATACTAGTGAAAGTTAGTATTATTAATCCTGGGGAGGGTTAGCATATTCGAACTAAAAAAAATATTTTATCAAATATTTTTACTTATATTATAAAAATTACTATATACCACAATTATCTATTTTTAATTATATAAAAATAGATATTAAATGTTCAATTCATTAATAACATTATTATAATTTAATCTATTATTATACCCACATTTACCGTTTTTGTTATTATTTAAATCATTAAAATTTTCTGTTTTATGTTTTTCTTCATTAGTTAATTTGTAAATTTGTTTTCTAATAATTATATCATTCGTATTTAAGAATACTTCAAACGCAATTAATTGATTATACTTTACAATAGAACCGGGTTTTATTAAATTTATAAATATTAAACATTCTTTTTTACTATAAATATAAAATTTATAATCCTTTTCTTTTACTATTCCAAATCCTAACAGTTGTTGAATTCCAATTAAAATTTTTGGATAGTTTTTTTGAGCTATATTTTTTTAAATTTTTATTTATATAAATACATCCTTCAGCATCAAATAAACCTTGTATATATTCAATATTTAAGGCATATAAATAACTATAATCTATTACCGTATTTTTATTATATTCAGTGCATAAGGTATAACATCTTTCTTTTTCTTCTTTTTTATTTGGTTTATTTACTATTTTTATAAAATTATTCAAGCAGTCAAGTTGTTTTCTTTTGATAATTAAATGATTTTTTATATATTTAAGAATTATTTCATATTCATTGCTACGAATTATTAAATTATATTGATTTCTTTTATTATGCTTATGATAATAATTGTCGTTCATTAGATTATCAATGTTACTATTTCTTTTAGTAGAAGATGTAATAGTTCCTCCAAAATGAAAACGAACAATTTGAAGTATATTTGTTCGAGATTGTGCTAGACTTATACCTGATTGGTAACCATCTTTTATTTTTCTGATAAATATACAACCGTCTCCATCAATAAATCCAGCAATATAAGATGGATTTGGAGTTTCAAATTTATATTTATTTAATTTTACAAAATTATCTTCTTCAATAGAGTTCATCAGTTATTTTTACTTATTATCATAACCAAGTTTAATAAATCAATTTTTTTTATTTTATATAATAATGGATAAACAAACATATATAAAAGAAAAAGAAAAACGTCGAGAACAAAAACGCACAGAAAAAAGGGTAGTTAACGGAGAAGAAGTTATTTTTATTTTTGAAAAGGTCTTAGAAGGTTGGAAAACAATTCGTATATATAACACAATTATTCAATATAATCCTGAATCTGGTGTAACAAAAAAAAAAGTAGAAAGTATTTCAACCGGAAATTGTAAAATTTACAAAAGCGAACTAACAGATGAAAGATATTTATATTATTTATCTTTGAGAGAAAAAGTTTCTTTATTCTCAAAGGCAGATTAAATATAAATATTGCAGATAAAACCAAATATAAATTTAACGATTATTTAGATATGGATATAGAAATAATAACAGGAGAAAAACTTCAACAATTAGCTGATATATATTTAGGAACTCCCGATGATTTTGCTTATAATAATTTAATAAATATTCAAAAACTTAAACATAACAATATTGAAAATTTAGTAGATTATGTTGATAATCCAAAAATTATTTTTTGTTATTCACATAGAGTAAAATTATTATCTCAAAAAATAGAATTCTTTAAAAATCCGTTTGTTTTATTAACTCATAATTCAGACGAAAATATAACAGAATCGCCAGAAATATATAAAATATTAAATACTCCAAATTTAATAAAATGGTACACTCAAAATTTATGTATGAAACACGAAAAACTACATTATTTACCAATAGGGTTAGCAAATAGTATGTGGCCTGGTGGGAATTTACAAATATTTAAAACTTTAGATACTAATACTTTGCATATAAAAACTAAACAAATATACTTTAATTTTAACATTAATACAAATTACAATAAAAGGATGGCGTGTTATAATACATTTTATTCTAAAATTCCTTTTTTAAATCGTATAAGTCCAACGGAGAATTTGATTAGATTAAAAGAATACGCTTTTTGCTTATGTCCTGAAGGTAATGGAATGGATACTCATAGATTTTGGGAATGTGTATATTTAAAAGTGGTTCCTATTGTTATAAATAGCACGTTTATTCAACATATTAAAGCATATAATATCCCAATGGTAATTCTTAATAAGTGGGACGATTTATTCAATTCGAGATTGAGTTACACAAATTATGATTTTAATAATATTAAAATCTATGTATCTGATTTTATAAAAATGATAAAGTAAATATTTTCAAATCGTATAAATAAGTTAATTGTCGACAATAACCAATATAAAAATAGATACTATCTAATATAATGGGATTAACTAAAAATAACGATTGGACTATCTATAAATTTATCAAAAGATTATGTGGATGTTGTAGACACAAGGACTCATTGACAACCGTAGAGTTTGCATCTCCTTTATTATTATTAGATGAAGATTGTAAATCGTCTAACTCTGTGTTTGTTATTTGAATACTTAATTTTAAGCCAATAAAAAAATAAATATAATTTATTTTTTTAT